ACTACTAGAGTTATTCACTGCTCGTAACGATAGGTTCTCACAGAAAATGTGGTGGAAACGTTTCCATTACTTGGAGAAACAAAATGGGTAAACTAAAAGAAATACATATGAGTATCCAAGAAATGGTAGACCAAGAAGTTTACAATGAATGGGTAATGGTCGAAGACTATATTGCAGAATCAAAAGAGTATATCAAAGTGCATGTAAAAGACCTTGTAAACTTTGAATTACAAAATATTGGTCTCACAATGTCCCAAGATGAAATCCAAGATATGGTAAAAGACGCAATCAGTTCAATTTATGGAGCATAATATGAAACTACGATTTGATGTATACACTAATAATATCAAAGATGCAAAAACAGCATTCAGTGATCTAACAGTGTACTGTAAAGACCTTACCCTCTCTAAAGGTAAACGTTACAACAGTGAAACTGATTACTACAACGTATATGGTTGTATTGATACAGCAGATATTGCAGTATTACACGATGCCTTTTCAGGATCATTTGTTGATGACTCTTGTGATCTGTAATGGTAGAAGCTAATATAGAAAACGTATACGCTGAAGCCGATGGTAAAATTGCCATTGACTTCGGTGGTGAAGAAGTGCTTCTCACACATGATGAAGCTATCGGACTATACATTGACCTAGGCTTCGTACTGCAAGACCTAGATGCAACATTTACAACTCAATAGAAAGTTATTATTATGCAAAAAGCAATCACAGCTACAATTATCGTAAACCCTATTGGTCGGCAGAACCTGCAGTTTCGCCGTACAACTAACCAGTATGGCCCTAAAGGTTCATTCTCAAGCAACCAAGGCTATCTCTCAGTCTCACGGTTAGCTGCAGGTAGTCCTAACGGTACTGGTGGTAACTTCTGTAGCCGCCCTAAGGCACAATAATAGATAACCAAAAAATCCCTAGGTACACTTACATGTGTACTTAGGGACTCTTTTATTTTATTTTAGCTAACCGACAAAATGCATATGCATCTTTTTTGGGTAACCGACAAAATGCATCAGTGCCGTGGTTGGGCATGATCTGATGCTGCTTGATCTAATAGTTCTTGCAGTTCCTCATCAGATAAATCTTCAGCACTGATCTCAACATTAGTCTGATCAATACGTGCAAGCTTAGGTGCTTCAAACTCTGCAAGAGTCTTTGCAATCTCTAATGCTGTATCAAGGTCATCCTTTGCTACTGCTTTAATCATCATAACTTTAAGAACATCTATGGATGTCATATCTGTTGAATCAAGAACATCTGTTTTGTATAGCTTCCATTCAGCCATAGACATCTTAGCAGCTTCACGGGCCTCTTTATTAGCCTTACGTGTTGCTACACCTTTCTTTTGGGCTTCTCTAGCAGACTCAGTAGTCCACCCATCAGCAAGGTTTTTCAAACTCTTTTTATTAAAAGGCATTGTCTTCTCCATAAATTCTATATACCCCTTATAGGTATATCTTTTATGCCGAGGACAAGCCTCGTCATCAATAAGGTATAATTCTATAAGGGGTATATATAAACAACATGAAATTTAATGAGTACCAAACTAAAGCTATTACTACAGCTGTCTATCCAAAACATCAAGCACTTCCGTACTTGGCATTAGGTTTGTCAGGAGAGGCTGCAGAAGTCGCAAACAAAGTGAAGAAGATTCTTCGTGGAGATTACGACAATGACCCAACAAAAGCAGAAGAAGCCCTGGCATCTATTAGTAAAGAACTTGGTGATACTCTTTGGTATCTCGCTGTTCTTGCCAACGAACTGGGTGATGACTTGTCTGTTATTGCTGCTGCTAATCTGGATAAACTAGCAGCAAGAGCAGAAGCAAATACAATTAAAGGATCAGGAGATGAACGTTAACCATGAACCTCATGAAGCATTTATGAAAAGGATGAGTAAAGAAATGGATGCTAAATCAAGACAAGTGGATGGTAACCACTATCAACTGCCAATACAACCAATAGATTTCATTGTTAAAAACAACATACCGTTCAGAGAAGCAAACGTTATTAAGTATATCGTTAGGCATCAAAATAAAAACGGTAAGAAAGATATTGAAAAAGCTATGCATTATTTACAGATGATATTGGAGGATTATGATGTTACTACATGAGTTTTACAGTGACGATGATTGTTCACGTGGTGACTTAAGTTATCGTAAAGCATGTGTATTCAAGGAACCTGATGGTTCATATACTGTAACAATGATACAAGATGCAGCGATCATTGAAGAACGTAATATACAAGGACATTCAGAGCAATACGCAGAAGACTGTGCGGAGAACTGGGTACTTGGTGTTATAAAATGAAATCAGACAGGAACAAACTAGATCACATAACAGATAAACCATTTAAAAAAGTGACATGTATGATATGTGGCAAAGGTTTTTCTACAATGGCTATTGATAACCGATCTAAGATCTGTCCTAAATGCGACATAGAGAAAGTAGAAAACAGTGAATGAAGATGTAAGTAAAACAGTAAAGAAGATACGAAGACGTAGAGAAATCCTTGATCAATACAAAATTGGCAAGGGTTGTATTGACTGTGGTTACAACAGTAACCCCTATGCTCTTCAATGGGATCACAGAGATCCATCAGATAAAATATTCACACCTCATCGAATGGCTTCTTACAGCATTAAAAACATCATCCTTGAGGCCCGTAAGTGCGACATCCGTTGCGCTAACTGTCACACAATCAGGTCGGTGAAAGAAAAACACTACCTAGAAAGAAAAGTTTATGAAACTAGTATATGATATTGAAACAGACGGTATTGATGCAACTAAAGTATGGTGCCTAGTAGCTTACAATCTAGATACAGGTACAACATACAAGTTTAGTGATTACGATGACTCTCTTCCAGGGATGGATGATGGTTGTGCCGTATTGAATAATGCAGAAGTCCTTATTGGTCATAACATTATTGGCTTTGATAATTTAATTATGGAAAAGCTTTACGGTTTAAAACTAAATAATAAGAAAGTATACGATACTTGGGTAATGTCTCAGGTGTTACAGTACAAAAGACAACACAAGCATGGCCTAGCAGGTTGGGGTGAACACCTTAATAACTCAAAGATCTCTTTTGATGACTGGGATAAGTACTCTAAAGAAATGCTACGGTACTGTGTACAGGATGTCATGCTTAATGTTGATGTGTTTAATACCCTTATAGAAGAGTACAAACACATTGCTGCTAAGCGTCCTACAATCAAAGAAGGTCTGCTTATTGAGCATGATACAGCTAAGTTCAATGCCCGTGTAAAGACCCGTGGTTGGAACTTTGATAAGACAAACGCTAAAAAGAACCTTAAACTAATGGAAACACGTATGTCTGAAATTGAAAAGACAATACATCCACAGTTGGGTACGCATAAAGTATTCATCGATAAAATCAAAAAGTTTCCTAAGTACAAGAAAAACGGTGACTATACTACAGTAAGTGCACGTTTGTTATCTGACTACTACGGTAAAGAGATTAAACAAACAGACACTCATGTGCATCCAGCAGGAGAACCCTTCCAACGGTTTACTGTAGAACAGATCACACTTGGATCTATGGAACTCGTTAAGGAATGGTTGTTGACTATTGGATGGAAGCCTGACGAATACAATCGTAAGAAGGTTGGTCGTGAATGGGTAACCGTAGGTCCTAAGATTACTGATACATCTTTAAGTAAACTAGGTGATATTGGTAAGATGATCAGTGAGTACTACACCTTGCGTAACCGTAGCTCTGTAATCAAAGGGTGGCTTGAGTCATTACAAGATGGACGTATCCACGGTAACATGTGGACTATCGGCACTCAAACATTCCGTTGTCGTCATGAGGTAATTGTAAATCTTCCAGGTGTTAATGCACCCTGGGGCAAAGAGTTACGTGAACTATTCATCCCTGATGATGACTGGAAGGTTGTTGGTGCAGACAGTTCTGGTAACCAATTACGTGGCCTATGTCATTACGTAGGTAACGATGAGTTCACTAATGAGGTTATCTATGGTGATCAACATCAACGTAATGCAGATGCTTTAGGTTGTGATAGGCCGACAGCAAAGAACTATCTCTATGCTTACCTCTTTGGTGCTGGTGATGCTAAACTAGGATCTATCCTTACAGGTAAACCTAATGCTAACGCTGGTAAGAAGTCACGTGAGGACTTTGCTAAAGGAATCAAAGGGTTGAAAGAACTTAAGGATAAACTAGGTGAAGTGTGGCGCAGTACACAATACGCTTCAGGTGAGGGTTGGTTCCCTGGACTTGATGGTAGACCTGTATTTGTCTCTGGAGAATACCAAGCTCTTAACTACTTGCTGCAAACTGCAGAGGGCATCACTTGTAAATCTGCATTGTCTTATGCTATGAATAAGATTGATGAAGAAGGTTTACGTGCAGAGCCTAGGTTGTTTTACCATGATGAGATTGCTTACGTTGCACATCCAGATGATGCTGATCGTGTAGGTGAAATCTTACAAGAGTCATTCAAGAAAGGACCAGAGATGTTTGGTGTAACTTGTATGGAAGGTGGTGATTATGTTATCGGAAGTAGCTATGCAGACGTACACTAATAATATAAAGGAAACACCTTATGAAAACTCAATTGAATACCCAGGATACTTTGTGTCCTACCACCCAAAACCTAAAGAACTTATGCCCAGAGAGTGGATCAATATATTATCTCGCTGGTATACTTCACAAGGTCACATCGTTCTCCATAAACTCGCAGCAGTTGAGTACGAAAAGGACAAATGGAACCCCTACCCATTAGAAAACAAAGTAAAAAACTGGGGTATAGAAATAATTTATAGATAAAGGAAATAAAATGGCAATAGCATTAGTTGATGCTGACTCTATATACTTCAGGGCTGCTTATAGTAACCCCAATAATGTAGAGATCCGTAAGATTATCGATAGAACAATGAGAGAATGTATCTCCTACGCCTTCTCAGGGCCTCAGGAGTACCGTGTAGCCCTTAAAGGTAGGGGTAACTACCGGAAAGGTCTTTACCCCGACTACAAGGGCACCAGACCCCCGTTAGCGGACGATCTAAAAGAAGCCCTTAACTACGGTCATGATTACATGAAGGAAAAATGGGGTGGTATTGAAGCTGACGGTATGGAAGCTGACGATCTTGTTTGTATCTGGGCATATGAAGCTAGGGAAATGGAACTAGACTTTGTTGTTTGTGGTATCGATAAAGACCTTAAACAAATTCCAGGTCATCATTATAATTACTCTAAGAAAACACATGAGTTTGTTGATGATGACAAAGCTGAAATGAACTTAATGTTACAATGTCTAACAGGTGACACTAGTGACAACATCCCTGGGATCAACGGTATCGGTCCAAAGAAAGCTGCTAAGATCCTTGAAGGAATCCCAGTAGGTCAACGAT